TAAACGGCGAAATGCGTGAGGTGACCGAACAGGAACTCACCCGCGATTACTCTGGCCAACAGTATATCCAACAGCAAATGCGCGAAGTCGCTGAACAACGTAAGGCCGTTGAGCAAGCGAAATTAGAAGCGCATGAAACCTCGAATGCGTATGCCCAGGCATTGGCTCAAGTCAATGAACGGCTGCAAACTGACGATCTCACACCGCCCGATAAATCAATGCGCGAAACAGATCCAATTGGATACCTCGAAGCGATGGAAGATTTTCGCGCGGCCCAGGCCGAGCGCCAAACCCTACAACAGCAACAGTACTTACTGCACCAACAGCAACAGGCCCAGCAATCGGCCCAGCGCGATCAATATGTGCAGCAAGAAGCCGCAAATCTCATGGAGCGAATACCGATTTTAAAAGACCCGGTAAAAGGCCCAGAGACGATTTCGGCGATGATGAAAACTGGCGCCAAGTATGGTTTTAGCGAAGCCGAAATGAAGAACGAAGCGGATCCCCGTTTCGTTTCTGCACTACACGCTCTCCACCAATTTGAGAGCCGTGGCAACGTCGATACCGCCGAAATGAAACGCGGCGCGATCAAGCCAGGTGCGCGGAGATCTCAGTCAACCAGCCAAGCAAAACAAGCCCAAGCAGCGCGTTCACAAATGAAACGCACGGGGTCAACGCAAGACGTTGCCGCGTGGATTATGAACACAGGAAAATAGCAAATGGCTGTTAATTCAAATACCGTACAAACGTATGCGGTCACCACCCTCAGAGACGATCTGCAAGACGCTCTGATTTCGATATCACCCGACGATGCGCCGTTGATGGCGGCGGCTGGCACAAAAGACGTTTCAAATACGCTCTTTGAATGGCCTGTCACCGAACTCGCATCGGTCAACGCATCCAACCGGGTTGTTGAAGGCGAAGCGGCTCCAGGCAATGACAGCGCGACACTGCCTGTCAGAGTACAAAACTACGTTCAGCTATCGGACAAAGTCGTTGAGACATCATCGACCAACGAAGCGGTCAATGGCGCGGCCAACGCTCAAACAATGGCAGAGCAAATGGCTCTCAAATTGCGTGAGTTGAAACGTGATATGGAAACCATGCTATGCGCCAATGCGGCCGGGTCGGCTGGCTCCGCATCGGCTGCCAGAGCGACCGCTGGTCTGTCTGCATTCTTGATCACAAACGTGGACAAGCATAGCGGCGGTACAGCGCCTACCACAAGCGGAACTGGCGCAGCCGGATTTCCGAATGCGGCGTACCAGAACGGCACTCTGCGCACCATCACAGAGGCAATGCTGAACAATGTCGTTCAACTGTGTTGGACCGAAGGCGCTGACCCGTCGATGGTCCTGGTTGGCCCAGCGATCAAGCAGAAGATCTCGTCTACGTTCACTGGCAACGCAACGCGCTACAAAGAAGCCGATGACAAGCGGATAAGTGGTGCGGTTGATTTTGTAGTCACCGATTTCGGTGAATTGCAGATCGTTCCATCGCGTTTCAGTTCAGCGCGTGAGGCGTATGTCCTGGATCCAAACTATTTGCGCGTGGCTTATTTGCAGACCACCAAGCAGGAAGATTTGGCCAAGACAGGTCACTCTGAGCGCAAGCTGATTTCTTGCGAATACGGCCTCCAGGTTGATGCCGAAAAGTCGCAAGGCGCGATCCGCGATATCCAAGCGTCCTAAACAGTTTGGGCGTCCAGGCAACTGGGCGCCCACCCACTAATCGGAGCGACAGATGATCAAAGAACAGGACGGCAAAGTTTACGTCAAAACGACCGAGGATGTTCAGCCGCTGTTGGACGCTAACGGGCGCCTGAGATCGGTTTACGACGAGATGCCGAGTTATGGCCGCAATGGCCGCCTGGCAGCCAGGGTGCCGAACACAGTGGCGCAAAACTGGGCGAAAGAGTGCGGTGCCGCCGTAGGCACTAAAGAATACATGGCATACGCCAAGCGCAAATTAATCGCTGGCGATTACCAGAAACTGAGAATTGAGGGATTTTAAATGTCGTTCACGTTTAGCAGTCTGAAAACATCGATCGGCGATTTCCTAAATCGCGATGACCTAACGGCTGTTATTCCGACATTTATCACCTTGGCCGAGGCCGATTTTAATCGTCGCATCCGGCATTTTGAAATGGAGAAACGCGCCAGCGCCCAGATCGATACGCAGTACAGCGCCAAGCCCAGCGATTGGCTTGAGACCATCAGATTTCAGGTCATGGGCGATGGCACCTATCCGATCGAACTGGCGTCAAATGCGCAACTCATGGAGATGCGCCGGAACGTCAATGACGTTGCCGGGCGCCCCGCTTATTACGCATTTGTGGACGGCCAATTTGAGGTCTTTCCAACGCCTGACACGGCGTACACGTCCGAATTAATTTACTACGCGAAAATAGACGCACTGAGCGACAGTACGGCCACTAATTGGTTGCTAGAAGGCAATCCAGATCTGTACCTGTACGGCGCTCTAACGCACTCTGCGCCCTATCTTGGCGAAGACCAGCGGATCCAAGTTTGGTCGGCCCTGGCCGAGCGCGCAATCAACGAAATCACCAACTCATCACACGCCGCAAAATACAACGGCACCGGGCTGCGCTTGCGCCACCGGGGAATGGCGCCAGCAAACAGGAGAACAGCATGAGCCTTTCAAATACTTACGAGACGCACGTCTTAAATTACGTGTTCACAACGACATCAGTAACCCGGCCGACCGCCTGGTATCTGGCATTGTTTACCAGCGATCCGACAGACGCCGGATCCGGCACTGAGGTCTCAGGCAATGGCTACGCGCGCCAAACGGCCGCCTGGTCAGTCTCCGGCAACCTGGCCACCAATTCTGGGGCCATTGAGTATCCAGCCTGTACAGGCGGCGCTTGGGGTACCGTCACGCATGTTGGCGTGTTCACGGCGGCATCGGGCGGCGATCTGATCGTTCACTCGGCTCTGACCACCAGCAAGGCAGTCGCGGTTGGAGATGTTCTGCGCGTGAACGCTGGCGAAATCGACATTACATTGGATTGATAATATGGCCACAATAGTCACCAGATCTGGCAAGGGCAGCGCTCTTACTCACAACGAAGTCGATGCAAATTTCAACAATTTGAACAACGATAAATTGGAGACTAGCGCGGCTTACGTCCATCCTACAGGTGCGGGTAACAATCACATCCCTACTGGTGGCTCGGCAGACCAAGTGCTGACTTACGCCAGTTCTGGGACAGCGGCGTGGGCCGATTTAAATGCTGGTTTTCTAGCCAATGTAGTTAACGTAACAAGCAATACAACAGCTACAACATCCCAATCAGGCACCGTGTTTGTGATTAAATCAACTACGGCAATTCTGACTTTACCCGCCCCTGCAGGTGGTCTTTATTTTGGCGTTGTAAACGAAACCGACACGCCAACTTTAATAAGAGTAGGGGGGTCTAATTCCGTATTTGGCAACAATATATTGTTCCCTCTTAACCACTTCCGGTCAGTCGGAATAGGCACATTTGTCGGAATATCTAGCACTAAGTATGCTTGTGATTTTGACCCTGTAAGTGCGGCTGTTGTTTCATTCTTTCGGAACGTTACCGGAGACGAGACTAATTATTCTGCAACACTTAACATTGACACTAATACAACTGCGATTTACATTGCAATGCACAGTGGTGTTAATGGTTTTACTTACGCTCCCCCTGCGTATTTATCTGCGGGAATGGGAGGTGCGTCTTTTAGCGAAAAGTTAATTACTTCGTCCATTCCATCAACGCTTACTATTGCGGGTGATTACCGCCAATTTGACGCAAATGGCAATATAAGCAACCCACCGACGAGCAGCCGTTTGACTTGTAGTGGCACGGGCGTAAATATGTACGTTCAACGAGGCACAGGTTCCTACACCGGAAGTTACACGACAAATTTTACTGGCGGCACGGCTTCTGGCGGGGATTTTAACGCTAGTGGCGGCAGTGGCTCTGGTTCGTCAGGTACTACTTATTATGGCGCAAGCACGGTTTTTGGTGGCGGTGGCGGTGCTGGTAGTCCCGCTGGAAATGGGGGCAACGCTTCTACTTCTGCGTCTAGTAGTAATATTTACAATTCAAATGGCACTTCTTGGGAAGGGTATCAAAGCGTAACGCAAGTTAAGCACGGTGGCGGTACTGGTGGCAATCACGGAACAACATCAGGCGGGGGAGCCGCTGGCACCAAAGACAGCAACTCAATTACAATGACACCGTACATTGGCAAAGAGTTTCATTTAGCAGGAGGCGGTTCGACGCTTGTAGACCAAGCGGCTACTGGTATAACGGATGCGCGGTATTTCATGAATAATGGTGCTCAATTTGGTCATGCACTAACCGATTTAGAATACATAAGCGGCACTAAGCTGTTTTACGCCCCACCAATCGGTCACAGAGGCAGGCAGTTTGGTAATTACAGTCCTTCAGAAGCTGGCTGCACAATCATAGAATTTAAAGGATAGCGTTATGATTGATGAAAGAATTATTGAGATTTATCGCCAAGACAAACTAGACGCTGCAACGGTTCGCGGCGTAAGAAACAGCTTGCTTGCCGACACCGATTATCTGGGATTGTCTGATTGCACCATGTCAAACGAAATGGCTGTTTATAGACAGGCACTTAGAGACTTGCCTTCGTTATCTAGCTGGCCTGTTTTGGTTATAGACGAATGGCCTACACTGCCAGTGGCACCAAGTTAACATGCAAGACAAAGATCTCAACGCCCGTGTCAGTGTCCTAGAAGAGACCACCAGGCTGCAATTCAAGGAATTATTTCTGCGATTAAAACGCATCGAAATGATTATGCTTGCAAGCGCGGCGGCGATTATTGGATTACTGTCATCCATCCTGGCTGGCCAGTGAGATGGTCGCCGAAATCCTTGCCGGGGTGGCGCTGGTAAAGGCCTCAATTTCGGCCATCCAGTCCACAATCCAAAGCTGTAAAGATGTCAGCGAAATCGCGACTGACATCGATAATCTGTTTCAAGGGCAGCAAGATATTGCCAGGGACAAGCGCAAGGCGAAGGCCACCGGGCAATCGGCAACCCAAATCGTGATTGCCGAGGAAACCGCAAAAGAAGATTTAAAAATTGCCCAAGAATTAATTATCGCCAGATTTGGATATCACGCCTGGCAGCGGATCCTGCAAGTGCAGCAAGACCAATTGCTTGAGCAAAAGGCGTTGGCGGCCGCGCGCAAAAAGAAAAAAGCAGAAACCCAGCAAGTCGTTGAAGATGCCGCCACGGTTGGCATTAGCGTGTTTATCGGGATCTTGGTTTTACTGATCATCGTCGCGGTGATCTTGGCAATGTAGAGGAAAAACGATGTCAGAATATTGCGTAAATAGTTACTGGGTCGATGGCTATGCGGTTGGCGATAAGCTGATGCTGGCGGCGGCTCCGGCCATCGCTGCAACGGTGTCCAGCGCGGTCGATAAGATCAAAGACGTAGCGGCAACCCCGGCCATCGCTGCCAGCGCGTCAGCGGCTGCACTGAGCGTGTATTCCGCGCAAGTGAGCAAGGCGATCACAATGGCGGTAACGCCGTCCATGCTGCGTTTTACGCACTCTCAGGTCGATCAGATCGACATAACAAGCACGTCAACCGCTGAAATTTATGCAACCAGATTATTTCAATCGGCTGGGTCGGCGGCATCAAGCGCTACCGCCGCCGCTGGCTATACTTTGCCATGTGCTGCAACCTTGGCAGCAACGAGTATAATGCAGGGAAACGCAAACTATAAATGGGTCACGCAAGCAGAGACCTCAGAGATCTGGACGGTGATTTAACATGGCTGATACGACAACGACAACTTTTAGCCTGGTAAAGCCAGAGGTCGGATCCAGCGCCGACACCTGGGGCGGCAAATGGAATACTACACTCGACACTCTTGATGATCTGCTCGACGGCACAACGGCGATACAGCCAAATCTCACTGCCGGATCCTGGAAGATCGGTGGCACGGCCATCACCACGACCGCAGCGCAGATAAATTACGTTACAGGCGTGACCAGCGCGATCCAGACGCAACTCGACGGCAAATCCCCAACGGCTGGCAATGCCAGCATCGTGACCACCGGGGCGATTAACAGCGGGTCGATTACTGCCGGGTTTGGCGCCATCAATAACGGCGCCAGCGCGATTACAACGTCAGGCACGATTACAGGCGGCACGGTCACCGGGAACACGGTTACTGGGTCATCGATTACAACGAGCGGCACGATTACAGGCGGCACCCTGGCTGGCACTACGCTGGACATCAGCGGCTCTGGCGATATCGACGGCGCGCTTG